TAAGCATGGTAAATCTTGCCTCCCTATCTAAATCACCATCTAAATAATCAGCTCTATGCACCCAGCCTGGTGTACTACTCTTTACCTGCTCCCCGATGCAAGTCGCAAGCAGATCCGCTTTCGTTTGTCCAGGTGATGTAAATATCTCCCATCCTCTGGCAGTTGTTGCTGCGGCTGCATTGCCATGAATAGAAACAAGGACAGAATGTTTAGCTACAGATGCGTAAGAGTTGGCAAGTTGGCAGCGTTTATTCAATGTTGTGTCATTGATAGGCTCGTATATCTTTTTAACGTTAAAGCCATAATCAAGGAGGTATTGCTCTAAATAGTTAGCTAAAGAGCGATTAAACACTCCTTCAAAAAACCATCCATAGGAATGAAACTTGCCTGTGCGATGTTGGTAGCACTTGGAAGGATAGGTAACATATTTCTCTGGGCCCGTTCCGTTTCTCATGCCACCATGCCCAGCATCAAGGCATATTAAAAATTCATTTGCTTTCATGTTTTATATTTTTAAGGGGAGAAGAAATTAATCAACTCCCCTTGGCACTAAGGTAGCGACTTCTCTGCGCCTATAATTTAAATCCAATAAGAGCAAAGGCTGCGGATATCAAACCCAATTTAGCAGGTAATTTTACCTCAATTTCCTTTCCTGCACACTCTCTTGATGTCTCCTTGATTTTATCCCAAATGATTTGAGCCAGTTGGATGTATTCGCGCCAAGTAAATTTTACCTTATTGCCTTCCAAATGAACATTGATTTCACTTGCAAGCTCCGCAAAGTTCATTGAGTAACAAGCCACATCGCCCATTGGTGACTTTATTCCATCTGCATTTTTAAGGGCATCTTTTAAATTAGTTTGCATATTATTTGTTTTTAACGTCTGAAAAATCTAAGAATAATTGTACCAATATTTGTTCCAGTTATGGACTTTATATTTTCCGAAATACTAAACAATTCAGTGGCTGCAATGATGAAGCTTACAGAATATGTAATTTGCGATGGCAGTTGAAAAGTTATACTTGCCCCGTGAAAAATCATTATACCGCAGAAATAAGTCACAACCTTTTGCGATGTGCGATAAAGCCCTTTGCTTGTTATCGGCTCTCCCCTTTTCTTTGCCGCCATGATTCCCGTGACCGTGTCTGCAAAAACTACAAAGATTGTAAAAATCAAAAAATGTTTGATGGGTAGGAAAAACGAGAATATAACTCCGCAACAAATGGAATAGGCAATGCCATCGTAACCAAGTTTAAAAATGTTGTAAATAACTGCTTTCATTATTCAAGTTTTATTAGTCTCACGTCTCCATCCACCGTTGCAAATTTGCCATCAGCATATTTGTACAAGTCGTATTTAACACCGTTAAAGGCAAATGAAACTTGATTGGTAAATGTAGATAAAAGTAAGTTGGTTGAAATGGTGTAAACCTTGCCATTGTCTGGATTAAAGATTAAACGCTTGTTGCTGTTTAATTGAATTACTCCATCAATAATTTCACCGTTAAAATTTAACTTCCAATCACCGAGAAACTTTGCCGTGTCTCTTTGTGCGGTTGTGAAATACACAGGCTTACCACTTATTTGAACGTGCAAATCATTGTAGTAATTAATTCTTTGTACTGACTTACCTTTTGTGATAATAGGCTTTGCATGAATAGCAATCGTGTTACTTTGCCTTTCAGCATCGGTAACAAGGCTTTGAATGGCAGTTGCACTATCGCCCAATATTTGTTTTGAGCCTGTGACAGTGCTATCAGACAAAGTAGTTTGCTGAATGATGTAATAAATGTTTCCTTGCTTTTGGATGTACACGGTGTCTTTGACAACGTCTTGCGCAAAGGAAAACATGGGAAGGAATAGGAAGAAAAGTATTTTTTTCATGTTTATTTGTTTTCGAGAATTAATAATCTTTGTTTTAAAGCTTCAATTTGGGCTTGTTGCTCTTGGATGGCTTTGGTAAGGATAGGGATTAATTTTGTATAATCCATTGCCCACAATTCATTTGTTGTACCCATATTTACCGCTTCGGGAATTACTTCATATACTTCTTGTGCAATAAAACCTAAAGATTTGTAACTATTATTGTAATCAATGTTTAATAAATCATCTTCTACATAACTATCATGTTGATTATAATACGTAGGATTAAGTAAATTAATTTTATCTATTGCATTTATAATAGGTTGTCTATTAGTTTTTATTCTACTATCTGAATAAGTGTCCCAAGCATTTGCTTTTGCCTTTTGTGATGAGCTATTTTCTAATTGTAAATAATAATTTGCATCGGGAGCAGATGCGCTATTTATTCTAACTGTACCCATAACATTTAATAATGCAAGTGGACTTGCAGTTCCAATGCCGACCTTACCTCCATTTAAATAAGAATCGCCATTTGTACGCATTTTTACATCATTATTGCCAAAAAGCGTTAAAACTGCTTCATCGCTTACTAAATCCCAACCAAATCGTGTTGAACCAGTTGCATTGTAACCTCTAAAATATTCGGTATTATTGTTTGTTGTTTGTAGTCCTAAAACCGCCCCACCAATACCAGACGGGTCTAAACCTACAGCAATTTTACTCGTTATATAAGCATTTCCAACAACGTGCAATTTTTGTGTTGGTGTATTTGTGGCAACTCCTAATCTATTGTTTCCATTATCAAAAAATAAATTTGAATTATCTTGAGTGTATGTTCCACTACTTCCAGCAAAAACAACTGAACCAGACGTAAAGGTTGAGGCATTCGTTCCCCCATTTGCCACCGCCAAAGTTCCGCCCAATGTTACCGCGCCACTTGTTGCCGTGTTTGGTGTTAATCCCGTTGTTCCAGCGCTAAAGGTTGTGACACCACCACCGCCACTGTATTGAGGTATATTTAAAGTTGCTCCTGTCAATGTTGATGCACCGCTTGTGCCTGTTGTAGTTAAAGTTAATGTATTTTGTTTTGCCGCAAATCTTGATGTAAGATTTAATCCCAAAGTATCAGACTGCGTAAACAAAAATGATGTATCAGCTGCCAAAGTGCCCGATGTTGTTATTGTACCACCTGTTAAGCCTGTGCCACCAGTTATGCTTGTAACCGCAGTACCACCTCCTGCCACGCTCCAAACATTTGTAGCACGGTTGTAATTGTAAAACCTATGATTTACCGTATCAAGAATAATGTACGCACTTGTATCGCTTGAGGGTGTAATAATACCCGTATCGGCAAGTACACCCCGATAAATAAGCCCATCGGCAGTCGTCTGTTCTCCAAGCGTTATTTTTTGGTTGCCGTTGCTTGGATACTGTGCCCATGCAAGGCAAGGCAAAAGGAAGAGGAAGAGGGAAAGGAGTTGTTTCATGTTTATGTTTTTAATTGCACGTTTTTTTAATTATAAAGCCTCCTGTGATGTATAACATATCACTTGTGTATGTACCGTTTAAATACAACCACCAAACATCACCAGTTGTAAGTGTATAGTTTACATTGACTTCTTTTAAGTCATATTCATTCATTGCAATTTGACTACCTTGTAATGACATTCCAGTTGTTTGTATTCTTGTAGAATTTCCTGCTTTATAAACACCAATATAATAATCTTTATCACCTGCTGCTGGAGGACAAGTTGAGCAAGTTAAAGCTCTTGCATATATAGAATCAATACAATAACCATTTAACGTAGTTGGTACAACTAACATATTAATACCATATTGAGGATCCCACGTTGCAGCACTATTATCTGCTGCACCTGCAAATATCCCTAAATCCCAAACATATCTTTCAGTAGGTACGGTTATAGTTGAACTTAATGTGCCGCTTGTTAAAGATAAACCTGTACCAACCGATACAGTAGATACAGAGTTATCAGATGTTTTTCCCAATATAGATGTAGATGTTCCAGTTGTAGAAGATAATTTTATTGTATTTGCAAATGTTTTAACACCTCCAAATGTTTGTGTAGTTTCATTAACTACACCCTTAACAAATTGACTTGCATCAACAATAGTTATAAAAGGATTTACTGTATTATCAGATACATAAATTGGAGCAGCAGCATAAACTCCTGTAACTGTTCCACTGCCTGTGCCTGCCCCAATAGCACTCCTTGTATCAGCTGCAGTTAAAAGTGTTATTGTTTTATTTGCATTAACTTTTATAAATTTATCACTAACACTATTATCAGCTACTAACAATGCCTTACCAACTGTTGTAACTCCTAAATTAGTCAATGCAGCATCGGCAGTCGTTGCACCTGTACCACCATTTAATAAAGGTAAAGCAGTGCCGCTATATGTCAATGCCAAAGTGCCAGAGGTTGTAACAGGTGAGCCGCTAACAGTAAAAATAGATGGTGCAGTTAAACCTACACTTGTAACAGTGCCAGAGCCTCCTCCGCTACTATATTGAGGAATATTTAAAGTTGAGCCTACTAAAGTAGCAGCACCACTTGTTCCAGTAGTAGTTAATGTAATTGTATTTTGTTTTGTATTTATTCTATTACTTAAACTTACAGTATCAAGACTATTTAATACATTATTTCCACCTTCAGTAATATCTCCTGTTACAGAAAGAGTACTTGACATTGTTGTAGGTTTATGTATTGTAACATTACCAGTTGTCCTCGCTAAAGAAATACCTAAATTAGTCAAATTTGCACCTCCTAAATTATCTCTTGTTAATAATTCTAATCTATCATCAACACCATTATATTGTAAAGTGCCTCCAAATTCGATATCATTTTCCGATTGAACACCGGTTTCGCTAAACATTAATTTAGCGTAACCAGAACTACCACTTCTTAATTGTATACTTTTTGCTGCTGCTAATTGTAAGGATGATACAGGAGTAACACCTATACCAATATTACCACTACTTTCTTGTATACTTGAATTTGTTAAAGTTGTTGAACCATTAAACAAAGGCAAATAATTAGTTGTACCTGTTCCAGTTATTGGATTAGTTAATAAATTTTGTTTTCCATTAAAAGTATTCCAATCTGTACTTGTCAAATATCCATTTAAACTTGCCGATGCAGCATTTATTGTAAGTTCTGGAGTTGTTGTATTATTAGTTATGCTTATAGGAGTGCCTGCGGCTGCCGTAACAGTTGTTACAGTTCCTGCTCCTATGGCAGTACGAAAATTAGCAGCAGATAATGCCGTAACAGAGTTATCAGCATTGAACCTTGGAAAGGTAATAGCAGAAGGATTGGTCAAAGTAAACATTGATTGACCTACCGTTGTGCCGCCTAAACTTGTGCGCCCTGTTGCTGCTACTAAACCTGTGCTACCTCCATCCCATTTTAATCTATCTGTAAAAGCAGTATTCCAATTACTTGAATTATTTGTAATTGATGTTGTCCATGTTGTGCCTGTTGATAGGGCAATGCCTGCCTCTGGATAGATTGGATTAGCTTGCCCGGAGGAAACAGAGCCAATGCCGCTAACTGTGACTAAGGTATAATTTTCGCCTACTTTAAAAGATGTGGCTGCTACCTTAACCTTGTTTGTGTCAATAACGGAAAACTGGTCATTAAGTAATAACTGCCCATTGCGGAATAACAAAATAAACTGTCTTAACTGTATAGGAAATTTAGGGAGTATAGTAAATACTAAAGTGTCACTTGTAACATTTTCGTATTCCTGTTTAATTATTTTTATCGTATCTCCTCCTATTTCAACTGCTACAATGCTATCTCTTACAAAGTCATAGACTGTAGATGTGTCAACCGTTAGTGTACCGGTTGTTGTAATTGGCCCACCAAGTAATCCGTAACCACTGCCAACACTGGTAACTGTGCCACTGCCTCCGCCACTATATTGTGGAATGTTTAAAGTATCACCACTTAATGTAGAAGCTCCACTTGTTCCAGTAGTGGTAAGTGTTATGTTAGG